GAATATGAAATAGCCGCTGAGTAGCGGCTAAATCAAAACACCTCCTTTCTAATTAGTCTTGGGGCGCGAATAAGGGCTGAAAATAATTAAATACAGTATTGTAAGCATTGATTTCATATCGCCATGTTTCCATCATAACATCAACATCATCATCTTCTTCATACATTACGACACAGTCATCATAATGTTTTTGAAATGCTATCATACAATCCACTAAACTATTTCTTGGTTTAAGATCATACAATCTACCCCATCGAAGCATCGTTTCTTCAGCTTGTTGAAAAGTAAGTGGCTCTTGGTATTCTTTTGGAAATTCTTGTATCATCATATATCCCATTCTATATCATCAACATCAAAACTAATCTGACCACTATCATAAAATTCAAAATCATCTTTTGTATTTAAGTGACCAGTACCATAACAAAAAGTTATAATTTCTTGCTCAAGAACTTTGCGGACAATCCATTTTTCTGTTTCTTTGATTTGTCCACGCTCTTGTAACCTAACTAAAGCTTTTGCAGGTTCTGCTTTAAGTCGATAGCATGAAGTAATTTCTTCAATAATGTTAAACATTAGCCTATCTCCTCACAAAGTGGTTCAGCTTTATCAATTATTGCCTTAAGCATATCAAAAGCTGCTCTGTCATGTGGGAAACCTACCTCAGAAGCAAACTCCATATCACTTCCGTAGCCCATGTTGCTGCTATAACCCTGTTCAACAAGAAGGTTTACACCTTCTTCCACAGTTTTTACATACCACCATTTTAGTTCATTAACGTCAGCTTTAAAATAAAGCATTCCATTCCAAGCATCTACATAATCAATCATTTTACTTTCTCCTTATTGCCTTAATAATAGACTAACTTAGTTTGTTAACTATGTCAACAGTAAAAGTTAATTATTTTAAAAAAAATGTTAAATAAATTAAAAAAGCTTTGATTGTCAAAAATATTTAAATAACGTATATTTTTTTTATGCAGATAATGTTTAAACGTGTACATGGTGGTCAAAGATTCTCAGCCCGTAAGGAAGTATTTGAGCAGTTGAGAGTTCGTGCGTCCTATGAAAGAAAGCTAAATTTGAATTTAATTACTAAATTTGCAGAAATTGGCAAGATAGCAAAAGATGAATATTTAACTAGACAACAGATTGGTCTGTCACAAGCAGTTGTATCTGCAAAATTAAATGAAGTTTTAGAGCCTCATTATAGAGCGGTCATAGAAGAATTTGGGCTTAGAATTTTAAGATATAGAAAACAAGACAGTCAATTTGAAACGCTCATAAGGGATTATTATGCGCTTCATGGATTGGCGGCAATAACCAATGTATCAAATACAACCATAAGAAGATTACAAGCTATACTTTTAGAAAAAGAAGCGGAAGGGTTAGGAGTAGCCGCAATTGCTGATGAAATATTTGAATCAATGCGTGGTCAATATTCAATTAATAGAGCCGCAGTGATTGCCAGAACAGAAACCCATAATGCTGCAAGCTTTGCAAATCATGAAGTTGCTAAGACCTTGAATTTACCTGATTTACAAAAGCAATGGGTAGCAGTATCAGATGATAGAACAAGAAGCAATCATGCTGTAATGAACGGTGTAAGAGTTCCTTACGATGAAGATTTTGATGTGCCATCAAGCTTTGGAACCGTTCGTATGAGCAGACCAAGTGACCCAAGAGGGGGTGCAGAAAATGTTATCAATTGTAGATGTGTTTTATTATATATCACTCCTGAGGATGAAGTAGAAGATAGTTAACTTGCTTCAAATAACTAAATGATGTAGATTGTTTTCAATTATGGAGTATATATGCCATTACCAAAACCATATGGAAGCGAAACTCAAGGTGAGTTTATGAGTCGCTGCACTAGCGATGATAAGGTTCGCGCAGAATTTCCAGACAATGACCAGAGGGTTGCGGTCTGTCTTAGCCAAGCAAAAAAGGGTGAGAAAATGAGTGATGATCTGATTGATGAAGCACATGAGACAGACGAAAATAAATATGAAGATGGAGAACTGGATGTAAAGTTTGAAATCAAAACTGAAGAAATTGGAGAAGAGAAAGGTTTATTCTCTGGATACGGTTCAATTTTTAATAACAAAGATTTAGGAAATGATGTTGTACTTGCAGGTGCATTTGCTCAATCAATTGGACGCAAAGGCGCAAAAGCAGTTAAGTTACTTTATCAACACAAACAAGATGAACCGATTGGAGTGTTTGATGAAATTATTGAGGATTCAAAGGGTCTAAAAGTCAAAGGTCGTTTGGCAATGGGAACCCAAAGAGGCAAAGAAGTTTATGAGCTCATGAAGATGGGTGCTATTGATGGATTATCTATTGGCTATAGAGTTGATGATAAAGGTTATGAATATGACAAGCGACGAAGGCGAAGGATGCTAAAGTCGGTTGATTTAATGGAGATTTCTGCCGTTACTTTTCCAATGAATCCACGCGCAAGGATTCAAGCGGTAAAAGGGGCAGAACGCACAGTAAGAGACTGGGAACAATTTCTTCGGGATGAAGGAAGCCTTTCTCGTACTGAGGCAAAGGCGGCTGCAAGCGCAGTGACCAAGGCTCTCGAACAGCGGGATGCTGTTAAAGAAGAACAGCCTGAAGTTCTTGAAGCAATGTTACGCTTCACAAACATCCTAAAATCTTAATTCTACGGAAGGAAACAAAATGACGGAAGAAGTCAAAAATGCCGTAGACGCAATGTCGAGTGCCTTTGAAGAATTTAAAAAGGTAAATGATGAGCGTTTAGCGGAGATTGAAGCAAAAGGGGAAGCAGACCCTCTTGTTGAAGAAAAGCTTGCAAAGCTTGAAGGTGAAATGGACAAGTTTGAAACAATCAATCAGTCAATAACCACACAGCAAAAAGCATCTGAAAGCATGGAAGAAAAACTTGCTGAGATTGAAACAATGTTAAAGCGACCTGCAAATGCAATGGAAGCAAAAGATATTGATGTAAATCTTAAAGCTTGGGATACCTTTATGCGAAAAGGTGAAGATGGGCTTGACGAAATTGAAAAGAAAGCTTTGACAGTTGGTACAGCTGCAACCGCAGGTAATTTAGCACCTGCAGAGTATGTTGAAGAACTTATCAAAGTGATTACTGAAATTTCACCAGTTCGTTCTGTTGCTCGTATTCGTCAAACTTCAAACAAAGAAATTGAAGTACCTAGCAAAACCGCAACATTTGCGGCAGCTTGGACAGCGGAAACTGGCTCACGTTCAGAAACAACAGGCTACACAACATCATTGAACACAATACCAACACATGAGCATTATGCTCTTGTTGATATTAGTTCACAGTTGCTTGAAGATAGTGTGTTTGATTTAGAAGCTGAAATGAATACTGAATTTGCAGAGCAATTTGCAAAAGCAGAAGGTACAGCTTTTATTTCTGGTGATGGTTCAAATAAACCAACAGGGATCGTAAATGGTTCAACAGTTTCATCTACAACTGCGGCTAATGCTGCATCAATTGTTGCAGACGATCTGTTTGACTTAGTTCACGGTCTAAAATCTGAGTATGCACGTTCAGCTACATTTATGATGAACCGCGCAACACTTGGAGCAATCAGAAAACTAAAAGATACTGCCGGTCAATATCTTTTCCAAACTGGTTTCTCTGGGCAATCAGGTATGCCAAATACAATTCTTGGTCACCCATATGTAGAAGCACCAGACGTTGCTGATATTGCTACAACTGCAAAATCAGTAATCTTCGGTGATTATCGTAGAGGGTACATGATTGTAGACCGTGTAGCTCTTGCAGTTCTTCGTGACCCATTTAGCCAAGCTTCATCAGGAAATGTTCGTTACATTGCCAGAAGAAGAGTCGGTGGTGAAGTAGTTCTTGCAGAAGCAATGCGAGTTCTTGAACATCCATAAGATTATGGTAAGGGGAGCTTTTGCTCCCCTTCCTACTAGGAGGTAGGTATGAAAATAATGATGATTAAAAATTCAGTAGGTGTTTCACGCTCAGATGGTGCGGAGACAATGACCTATGAAGCAAACAAAGAATATAGTTCTTCCGAAGCATGGCAAGAAAAAGTCTTTAAGTATTTTGTTGATAATGGTTTAGCAAATGAAATAGGCGGTAATGCACCTGTTCCAGAAACTAAAACACCAAAACGTGCAAGAAACGAAAAAGGTCAATTGGTAGGTGATGATCCAACTACACCTAATGTCAATGAAGCTTGGGAAGGTGGTAAAGCACCAAAAAAATAAACAGGGAATGGTAGGCTATGGCTGGATTAAAAGTAACGACGGAACCAACAATTGAGCCTATCAGCATTGAAGAGGCAAAAGAGCATCTTAGACTTGATGATGATGTTGATGATATTCCTGTTAAAACCTTTATTAAGGCTGCAAGACTATGGGCAGAAAAATATACTGGTCGCGCATTTATAACACGAACTGTTCAACAGTTTTTAGATACTTCTGCGGCTACCCTTGATCCATTATATGAGGGAATGAGAACAGGTGTTCTTGCGCGGCCTTATGCAAATTATATTGAGTTAGCGGCTTCTCCTGCGATAAGCGTAACAAGTATAAAATATTATAATGACTCAGATACAGAATCTACTTGGGCTACATCAAATTATTATGTTGATAATGTCTCTGATCTTGGACGTATTTATCTTAGGGATGGAGGAACATTTCCGACTGATCTGAGGGCTGCAAACGGTTTAGAAATAAATTACACAGCAGGTTATGGTTCTGCTAGAAGTGATGTACCTGCAGATATTAGATTAGCAATGTTGCAATATATGACATTTGC